CTTCAGCTACGATCTGCATGGCGTTCTCCCACCACTAGGCTGGAGCACTAGATGTAACCCAACGTGGGTTATTTGTCAAGATAGCAGCATTTCCCTTAGCTCAGTAATCGACAGCCAGCGCTCATTATACTCTGACGAGTACCGGTAATCCGGCGGTACCGGCTTCCACTGCCAATGAGCCTTTGGCCGAGGATCGCCATGTGGATAGATGATGAATTGGTCGCCGGCATCAATTGCGCAATTGGACTCGTCCTCAGTCATAAGGACCTCGTGGATTTTCTCTCCCGGCCGGATACCAATGACATTCTGTTGCCGGCCAGGCGCGATAGCAGTAGCTAAGTCACTGATACGAATTGACGGAATTTTTGGCACGAAAATCTCTGCGCCTTCCATCATGTTCAATGCATTCGTCACAGCACTGATAGCGCGGTCCATCGTAATCCAGAACCGGGTCATCTCAGGGTGTGTGATAGGGATAGGTAGGTTCTGTCGCGCAACAGAGTGAAAGAACGGAACGACAGAGCCACGCGAACCAACAACGTTGCCATAGCGCACGACGCTGAATCGACAACCATGATTGCCACTCAGGCTCCGTGCCGCCATGAACAATTTCTCTGCTGCCAGTTTGGTGGCGCCGTAGAGGTTAACCGGGTTGACGGCCTTGTCGGTCGAGAGCGCAATCACCTTGCGCACGCGCGTGCTGAGTGACGCACGAATGACGTTCTCCGCCCCAGTGATGTTCGTGTGCACGGCTTCAATGGGATTGTACTCACAGATGGGAACAATCTTGAGTGCAGCGGCATGAATGACAATGTCGATGCCGTTCATTGCCATCTCTAGGCGCTTGGCATCGCGCACGTCGCCGATGAAAAAGCGCAGGCACGGATCGTTGAACTCCCGCGCCATTTCTTCTTGCAGGTGCTCTCCGCGTGAGAACACGACAAGGCGGTGTGGCTTTTCGGCTAGAGCGTATTTGGCGAATTCTTTTCCAAAACTACCCGTTGCGCCTGTAACCAGAATAGAGGCATCTCTTAGCATGATACCATCCTGGTTCCCATGATCTGGCCACGACTATTGCGGATTGCGCGTCGTCTCCCGTCTTTCCATTCCTTGCGTCTGAGTGCAGATATACGTTTAAGTAGTAGTTTACTACGTTTAGTATTTAGTCTGGTCCAATGATCATTTCCGCGTTTCATTAACCATGGACATTCTATTAATGTATTTCGTCCTTTTTTGGTACAGTCCAACATATTGTCACTGTGAGTCCCGGCAAAAAGATGTTTTGGTCGAACACATTTCTTATTATCACAGTGATGACAAATGAGCATGTCAGCCGGTATTTTACCATATGTGAGTTTGAATGCGACGCGATGTGCCCTCTGTCTACGATTGTCGTGCCAGACACGACCGTATCCCTTGCTATCTAAACCGCCTTGCCAAATCCAACAGTATTTTGTCTTTTTAACCAATGACCAAAAGTATGGTTCAAATGACTGCCATCGCGGCATTAAGAACTCCTCACAGTTGGGGTAACGCTCTCGCCATCAATTGCTGCAGCGACGCGCCCACTAGATATGGCGTTACTCATAACAGAAAACGTCTCGTTGTAAGCATTTAAGATACGCGTCAACTCAGGTTGCTTGTGGGCAAAGCAGAAATTGTTGCTGGCGATAATTAGCACGCCAGACCGGATCATTGTCTGCCTGAATAGCGTTTCGAGTTGTGCGGCTGACGCACCATCTTGCCCATTAAATCTAATTCTAGGTAGCGCTGGATGGCTGTAAAGTTCGACAATCCCACCCAACTCATGTTGCGCTATCAAGGATGTGACCTCTGACATTAAGTCAGTCCCAAGCGTGTTGATATGCTGAACAACGTTCTCACGTTCGATCTTGTCGATGGTTGCAATCGCGGCTGCAAGCGATAGGGTTTCCCCGAAGAATGTTCCACTGAAGAAGATGTTGTCTGGTGGCTGCATGCGTTCCATGATGTCGTCACGACCGACGATAGCGGACAGTGGCATGCCGTTAGCCATGGCCTTGCCGAAACAAGCCAAGTCCGGCTTGACGCCCCAGAGTGTCTGTGCACCGCCGATGTGAAAGCGAAAGCCGGTTATGATTTCATCAAAGATAAGAAGCGTGCCGGTGTCATCGCAGATATTGCGTAATTCCTGTAGATAGCTAGGATTGCTTTCAGGTTCGACCATGACAGCCGCGTAGGCGCGACCGTGAATGTGATCGAAAACTTTCTGGTCATCTCCGAATGGAACACGAGTGACATCGTTGCAATCGAATGTTCCTAAGTCGCGTATCGTGTTGTCGTTGGCCCAATCATGCCAACCATGGTAGCCATCACAGATTAGGATTTTGTCACGTCCGGTGTAGGCTCGTGCAAGTCGTACAGCCGCCGTAGTGACATCGGAACCATTTTTACCGTATCGCACCATCTCGGCACAAGGAATGTGATGTACCAATCGTTCAGCAAGATCACTCTCCAAGCTAGTGGAGAGACTAAAAGAAATACCGTTATTGAGTTGTCTCCTGATTGCTGCGTCCACATCTGGATCGCGATAGCCAAGTACATTAGGCAGCAGTGCCGACACCAAATCAACGAACTCATTCCCATCGGCATCGTAGACGTATCCACCGTCCCCATAGGTAACGAAGAGTGGGGCTTGTCGTGGAAACTGTAGTTTGCTCTTAGAAAATGTCTGCGCTCCAAGCGGAATGTTTGTCTCGGACCAGTCGTATAAGTAATTACTTCGGGTATAGGAGAAGGGTTGGATGGGCTCGGATGAGATAGCGTCATAGTAACGCTCGTTGCGTCGCGGTGATGGGTTGATCGAACGCAGGTTAGGTTCCATCTTAAGGATGGTTAGGATTTCCAGATAGCGAGCCGGCCATTCAGAAAGACGCAGGGCAACTTCTTGGCAGAACTTGTAGTCGTCGGTCGTATCCAGAACCCAGCGCTCTTTATGCAAGCCTGGAAGTGGGCAGACTAAATTCTCGCACTTGAAACGTGCCTTGTTACGGACAATCCATCGTGTAACGCAGTCACGATCAGTCGGGCGAGTGGCGTGTTCGTGTGCTAGTTTCAGCGCTTCAACGGTGAAAATCTCCACATCAAGACCGTCTGGATAAGTGGCAGGGTCCGTATTAGTCGCGTAGTCGGCGCCAGTAAGCTGACGAAGCTTGATGACCTGTGCGATAACGTCGGGATCTAAATAGGGGCAGTCTGCCGTTAAACGTATGATAATATCAGCTTTGCTTGCTTCAGCTGTACCGACAAACCGTGAGAGGACGTCAGTCTCACTTCCGCGGAAACATGGAATGTATTCATGAAGACACCAGTTCCATATTTCGTCGTCTGCTGGTAGTTCGGATGTAGCTACCCATAGTTCGTCAACGCCATATGCATCCTGTGCGGCGCTAACGACACGCTGTAGGACCGGTACGCTACCAAGGTCAGCAAGAACCTTACCGGGAAAACGAGTGCTTCCCATTCTCGCCTGAACAATACAAACTGTTTTCATTAGACGCCTGCCATACGTCGTGCTTGCTCGCATATACCAACAGTGGCTAAGCCGAATTCACCGTCAGCACCTGGCGTTTCACGACCATCAATACGTTCGAAAAATGCACTCAGTTCACTGACGTAGTTCTCATCATAGCTGTCACGCGCAACAACAACCGTCCATTCGCCGTTGCGGTAGAGCATTGTGTTGCGTGTAACGAGATCGATAGAAATTCGGCCGTGCGTGCCGATTATATAGGATGAGCGAATCTCTGGTGTTGTGACATAATCGAGGTGGATGGTAGACTGACAGCCACTCAAGTGCGTTAACGTGATATCTGCTATGGCTTCGCGACCGTTCGAGTCCTTTACGACGTTCGCAGCAACAACACCAGCTGGTCCGAGATAGAAGAGAGCCAGATCAATCTCGTGCGCTCCCCAATTTAACACCACGCTATCTGTGTACTTATTGTTTGCCTGGCATACCATGAACTGCGCCCATACTGGCAGGCCAATCTCATCGGTAGCTATCCATCTCTTGGCACGCATCACGCTGTGATGGAAACGTAAGTTGTTGCCAACCATCACAACAAGACCAAGCTCTTTTGCATTTGCGATTGCACGTCGGATAGAGCCTGTCGTTGTCGCGATCGGCTTTTCAATAAAGACGTGCTTGCCTGCATTGATGCAGTCGGTCAGATCCTGAAAGTGTCGTTCTGTCGGAGTTGCGATGATAACAGCATCGGATTTCTCGATGACGGAGTCGCGGTCCATGACTTGTGCATACGTGCTGTCTGTAATCGTAGGATCGTAGCAAATGACTGTGTGCCTCATCTCACGTAGGTTCTTAGCATGTCGTGAGCCGATAGAACCAAGTCCGAGGACACCGACTTTCATGGTACGATCCTGTATGCAGCTGTCATGTTCTTCTTGATGAGTTCGACGCTGATTGGATCTTGAGTAAATGGCGTGTCTTCCTCACGAGAGGCTATTGCTTGATAGGCTGGATTGGCTAGCCAGAGGCTGGCATAGTCGAGATGGTAGGAAAGGATATTCTCGTTGTGTTCGTACTTGCGCGCGTACGCGCCATCAATGAAGTCGTGGATCGCAATATGTCCGCCGTCTTCTAGGACGCGATCACCTTCCGCGACTATCTTGAACAAGTCTTCTCTGTCGCACAGGTAGAGACAGAAACCGTAGATGACCAAGTCAAAAGACGCATCACCCCACGGCAGATTATCGGCCGTGCCGGTAATCATTAATCTGTCGATTTCCGCTATTGTCTTGGTACTTGGGTCGATGCCGCCGCACGTGCAGTTGTATTTGTCGCGCAATAGATTCAGCCGCCAACCGTTGGCACAACCGATCTCTAGGACCTTCTTGGGTTGTAACCCAGTTTTCTCGATGAGTTCCAGGACCGGGTCATGATTGGGTGGTAGCTTCTTCTTATTGCGCACAAGCCAAGCGTCACCTTCGCCATGCAAGAACCGTGCAGACTGTTTCACTGGTCCCTCCGTAAAACCATAAGGTAGTTCGGGGAGTTCTCGTAGTAGTCACCTAGCGTTGGCAATTTAGCTGCAATACGATTGATGTCGTGGTCATACTGCGGCTCTCCACCGGAGAGTTTGGCTAATGCCGCGTACACTACGCGCGAGACGAGATAGTACATGTTACCGATGTTTTCGCAGTATTCGACATAGAAATTTTCATCAGTGAATTCGATAAACTCTGGCATGCGCAAGTAACGATTATGCCAGCGGACGGAAATAGGTGGCAACTCATGCTCAAAACGTATAGCGTTGAGACGTGCGAGACCGTCAACGAAGTTCTCGACTAGGATGATCCGGCCGTTCGGCTTAAGGCATTTTTTCATCTCAAGCAGGGCGTGTTTCTGATGATCCCATGACGCGAGATTGATGAGACAACGTTGCGAGATGATGGTATCGAAGTTTCTGAGTGCGACATCGTCGAGATCTGCGTGCATGGTTCGCACATCAGTACAGACGAACGGGATCGGTAACTTGCCGGCAGCAATACGTGCTTGCTCGATCATCCGGTCCGAGTAGTCGAGGCCAACGACGGAAAGATCACGGACAGTCTCGAAAAATCTAATCGTTGAATAGCCGTTACCGCAACCTGCATCAAGAACACGCTCGCCTATGATAAGGTGTTCAATGATTTTCGCTATCTCTAGTTCGCGATAGTAGTGGTCTGGTGCTGTCGCCATGTCGGACGTGCCGTGCAAGTCAGCTTGTTGATCCCAGAACTTCTTGACCTCATCATTCATGATTTGGACCGTCCAAACAGAAGACAGTGTTCTGGAACGCCATCACGCAGGAAGTGGTCGATCTGAACACCCTCAAGTGTCATGCCAGACTTCAGCATGATGCGACGCATGGCGTGGTTGTCCGCCATGCAGCCAGCCTCAACCTTGCGAATGTCGGAAGTAAACAGATAAGCCATCACAGCTTGCCAAGCCTCAAGGCCGTAGCCCTGCCTCCAAGCTGTCTTATCTCCTATCAGGATTCCCATTTCGGTAATTTTGTTAGGCAGGTCGTGGTAAGCTGAGATTGTTCCGATATCTCTGCCACCAGTGATAGTGATCAACCAGCAGAAGGTGTTATCGTCGTGTAGGCGTGCGACGTGTGCGGTCTGTGTCGTGAGCGAGTGATGTTTGTGTCTGTTCTCGGAGAAACGGACTACGTCCGGATCATTAAGCCAGTCAACGTGCTGTTGGGTCACCTCTATGAGAGAGGATAGGACCAACCGCTTGGTGGTTAGCCGCCGGGTGTCATGATTTGTCATCCCATACTACCTTCCCTACCCTTTTTCGGACTTTGGGGGGACGTGGGCGTTCTTCTTTAAGAAGTTCAGCAGAGCCTTGTTCAAGGCGGTGCACGTACTGCGTGAGCGCTAGAACGACCTCACACAGATAGAGGATTGTTCCCGCATCGGGGGAGTAACCGCCCAACTTAGTCCGTTGGGCGATTTCCTCGGCGAGTCTGGCCTCGATGGCCTCGAAATCAGATTCTTGCATTGAAGGATTGACGTGCGCGTTCGAGGGCAGCACCGTAGGTCCACGCTTTAGCGCCATCGCCGACAAATACTGGACCAACCGGGGCGCCTTTAGCGATGTATACTAACGTTGCATAGTCGAGATCTCGATTGGCTGCATGCATCGATATGATCGACTCTAAATAGCTGGTCTTGCCAGCATAACGGCAAAGCAGACAATCGGTGCTGCTTTTCCAATCGTATGTTGTGTCGGCAGGACGTTTTTCGAGCCAAGCGATCAGGTCATCAACCGTGGCAAAAGCGGTCTTTGGCTTATCCCAGTCCTGATTATAGAGCATGTTGATGTTCCTTCCTGTTAGACAAACTGGGTAACATGGACCGGCGTTGTTATTCAAGAGGAAAATTCTTCACTGCTTGCAGTGCAATCACACCACCGCTAGTATTGCGGCATGCCGATATCGCGTGAGCGCCTTGTCCAGATAGCAATCGCATCTAAGGTTCTGGCCAAGCGTGAGGAAGCCAAGCGCTACGAGGAGAGCCTGTTAGAATTCTCCAAGTATGTGTGGCCCGTCGTAGAACCGGCAATACCATTCATTACTGGGTGGGTTACCGAGGCTATCTGTGATCACTTGGAGGCCGTTAGCCATGGCTACATCAGGCGCCTTCTGATCAATGTCCCGCCGGGTTTCACAAAATCCTTGTTGACCGACGTGTTTTTCCCCGCCTGGGAGTGGGGACCGCGTAACATGCCATGGTTACGATATGTCTGTGCAAGTTACTCCAATCACCTGACAGAACGCGATAATATGCGATGCCGAAACATCGTTATTAACGAGCGTTACAGGACTTTCTGGGGCCACCGGTTCAATATTTCCAACGAACAGTTCACCAAGATCAAGTTCGCTAACGATCAGACCGGTTGGAAGCTCGCGACATCCGTGGGTGGCATCGGTGTAGGAGAACGTGGCGATAGATTTATCATCGACGACGCCAACAACACCATGGAAATGGAATCTGAATCTGTTCGTGCAAGCACTAATATGTGGTTTACTGAAGTAGTTCCAGACCGATTAAACAATCAAAAGATAAGTGCTATCGTAGTAATCCAACAACGATTACATGAAGATGACGTTAGCGGAGTAGCATTATCGCGTGAAATGGGCTATACTCATCTTTGTATTCCTATGGAATACGAACCGTCGTTTCACGTGAATCGTTGGATTTCAGACGAAGACGGTCCTCGCATCGAGACGGTTATTGGTAGTCCAGCTGCAGATGTGCCAAAAGAGGACATCTTTTGGGAGGACCCGCGAACTGAGTCGTTGGAATTAGCATGGCCAGAACGCTTTCCGAGACGGATTTGTGATGAATTACAAAGAGATAAGGGCCAATACTCATGGTCCGGGCAATATCAGCAGACCCCAGAACCGCGTGGTGGTTCCATTATAAAGCGCGCTTACTGGAAAGAATGGCGCGACGATAAGTTCCCAGTATTTGAATACCTTCTAGCCTCACTCGATACAGCATATACTCAGAAAGCAGAAAACGATCCATCGGCATTAACAATATGGGGAGTTTTTAAGCACGATCCGGATGTCATTGTTCCGACAGGGTTAAATCCGTCTACGGCACATCTTTTCTATTCCGGTTTGCCGCCGAAAATTATGCTAATTTGGGCGTGGCAAGATAGAATGGAATTCCACGCATTGTGCCAAAAGATGATAGATTTTTGCACGCTGGATAAGCGTGACCTAGGTCATCCTCGCTTTCCGGTCGATAAACTCATTATTGAAGCAAAAGCGGCCGGTCACTCAGTTGCCCAAGAGATCCATCGTATAGTTGGCGCTCAAGGTAATTTTGGTGTGGAACTTATCGATGGAAGCAAGGGTAAGTACACGCCAGACAAGGTCGCGAGAGTAAATACCATAGAACACATCTTTGCTGATGGGATGGTATACGCACCCGATCGTGCATTTGCTGATATGGTTATTTCTCAGTGCGCCGTATTTCCCAAAGGAAGCCATGATGACTTGGTTGATACTACATCTATGGCATTACAATACTTGCGGAACAACGGATTTGCCATGAGAAAAGATGAATTTGCCGCGGAACGCGAAGAAGAACTTGCATATCGACCCCGTCTTGGGTCATTGTATCCGGTATAGGTATTGATAGCCTATACTGGCGTGGTTGTAATGGGCTAGGTTGGAGCCGGAGCGGTTTGGCGAAACGAGGAATGCAGGACAGCGGGTCGTCGAACGTGATTCCACCCACAATCGATGACCTGCTGTTTCTGCGGCAAGTCGCCGTTGAGTGCTCGGGTGGGATCGTTATTACACCATCAATGCTCGAACGTGGGGTTCGAGCGGCCCATAAGTATCGCCTAGAACACAGAACGGGTACCGCTATACTTACTGAGGAATTAGTGGTAACTATACTGCTGGCCGCACTAGATATGGTGCCAGCAGTTGATCCGAAGCAACATCCTTAAACTTCCTGAACGTGAACCGGAAGACCTTCCGGCGCCGGCTAATATTGACGTTCCGAGCGATACTTCTTCTGGGGTTTCCTTAAAGGACGGCGTGCTCCATGTTGAGCACCCAGACGGCTCGGTTGAGGTCGATTTCGATCCCGATCTATCTGAGCCAGACAAGGGAACACAAGGCTTTTACGACAACCTGGCCAAGAAGATTGATCCAGGTAAGCTCGCTGAAATCGCTCAACAATTGATAGATGGCATTCGGCGTGACGAAGAAAGTCGCAAGGAATGGCTCGAAATGCGCTCCCGCGGGGTCGGGCTTTTGGGCTTAAAACTCGACGAACCGCGCGGAGATCTTGGGACTAGTTCTGCTCCACTTGAGGGAATGTCGTCTATCTCACATCCCCTACTGCTGGAGGCCACTGTTCGGTTCCAGGCTACCGCACGTGGTGAACTTTTACCAGCCTCCGGTCCGGTCAAGGTTCGCAACGACACACCGATCGCCCCAAAACCGGCCCCGACTCCTCCAACTCAGCCGGCTCCCCAACCGCAAGGTCAGCCCTTTCCGGCGCCTATGCCGCCACCTCCACAGCAAGAGACCGCGAGTGATGTCGAGGATCTGGCTGATGCCCTTGAAAAGGATATGAATTTTTATCTGACGGTGTCGGCGCCTGAATACGTTCCGGACACTGACAGGATGCTGTTCTATGTCGGCTTTGGTGGTGATGGATTCAAGAAAGTCTACAACTGTCCACTACG